AATTTTACGTTGTTCAAGATGGTGTAAGTCCAGCCGAAGGTTATTCACATTCTTGGTGGCCACATCTTTGGCGTGTTAAATGTCAGCCCTTGGTTGATAGTCAAGAGTTTCAAGAAATTCTCAATCAATCATTGGGTGATAGAGGAGACGGCATTGAGCCAACCTTGAACCCAGATGGCACCGTGGCAACATTAAAAGATTCTGTTAGCACTTATGACGCCAATATTGCCATCAACGATGCTATTTTGGCTGAAGCCGCTGAAAATGTTCCATTTAGAAATTTCCAAGCCGCTCATTACTATGTTAGTGAAGCAGTTGGCAGTCTTCCTATAAATGTTTTTGTATCAGATGGCATTCCTCCTAATGGAAGCAAACCAGTTCCAAGCGGCACAGCCTTTCCACAATCAGCACATGAAGGCGATTATTTCCTACGATTGGATTTTACTCCTCCTGTTCTTTATGTAAAGCAAGCAACAAGATGGGCAAGAGTTGAAAGCAATTGGCGAAGTGATTGGTTGCCTGCTGGAGCAGTATTGGCAAGTTTTATTAATAACAATAACAAAACAACTCTTGATGATGGCACAGTTGTTCCAGAAAAAATATCATTGAAAGATGCAGTAAAATCCAAATTAGACCCTGATATTATTTGAAGAATATTTCACGTTCAATAGTAAATAATAGAAAATTCCAAAGAGGGTTTATTACAATGCAGAATTATATGAGTTTGGGTCAAAATGGTTTAGACCTAATCAAGAACTTTGAGGGAACAAGACTAGAAGCTTATCAAGATTCAATCGGAATTTGGACCATCGGAACCGGTTCTATTAGAATCAATGGTCAACCAGTTCAACGAGGTATGGTAATCACAGAAGACCAAGCCAATCAACTGTTAACCGAGGAATTGAATCACTTTGTAGAAATCATCAATCAAGTTGTTCAGGTTGACCTAACACAAAATCAATTTGATGCTCTTGTTAGTTTTACTTATAATTTAGGCGATGGCAACCTAAGAAAGAGCACACTACTTCGCAAACTAAATGCTGGTGATTATCAAGGTGCTGCCGATGAGTTTCCAAAATGGGATCGTGCTGGTGGCCAAGTAATCGCAGGTTTGTTGCGTCGTCGCAATGCTGAAAGGGATTTGTTTCTCTCATAATGGATTACTTTTACAGTCAACAGTTGCGCTCTTATCGCTTGCAAATAATGAGGGCATTTAGCAACTTTTATGTTAGTTTTGGAACAAACTCTGATGGAACTCTTAACTTGAAAAGAGTTCCATGTAGGTGGGGAGATTCTAGCAGACTTGCCGAAACATTGATTGCGGCAGGTAGTGAAAATAAAATGCCCAATGTTCCTTTTATCAGTGTGTATATTTCTTCGTTTTCTATGGCTCCTCAACGTCGTCAAAATCCAACAATGACCAGCACTGTTAGCATAACAGAAAGAGCATATAATTCAGAAGACGGTAGGTACTTGGATACCCCTGGAAATTCTTATTCTGTTACCAGATACATGCCTGTTCCATATGATTTGACTGTAATGGTTGATTTTTGGACCAGCAACTTGGACCAAAAAGAACAACTACTAGAACAAGTTTTAGTTTTATTCAATGGAATGATTGATATTCAAACCAGTGTAAATGGAATAGACTGGAGTTCAATGACTGTTATTGAACACACCAACATAACTTGGAGCAGTAGAACCATTCCCATTGGCACAGAAAATCCCATTGACGTTGCTTCTCTTGAATTCAAGGTTCCAATATGGATTAGTCCACCTGCAAAAGTTCAATATCAAAAACTCATTCAACAAATCATAACATCAATCAATGATGGGTCATATGACCCAGTTTCGGACCAATGGGATACCGTCAGTTTGCTAAGCACGGATATTACAACACCAGATAACGCCAGAATTGGTGTTTCCTTGGTTGGTGAAAATTTGTATGATATTCAACTACAAAATGATGCTGGCAGTAATATAGACACTAGAGGAGTTGCAACTCGTGTTCAAGGAATTTCTTTTCCAGAATTAATTCCAGGTGCTTCTTTTAGGTTTAATGGTTATAGCATTACCATTCCAAACAATAACATAAATGATTTGATAAATGTGATAAAAACACAAATTCAAGACACCCATCTCAATGTATTGTTGAATTTAAGGGGAACCCTAGAATTCTGGAATCATAGTGGTGGCGATATTGTTATTGAAAACATAACTTCAACCCCAGTTAATAGTTTGGGATTTCAAAGTGCTGTTTATAAAGGTGGTACCATACCTTG